GGCCGCGATCGTAAGCATCCTTCGCCACCGGATCGCCCTGCCAGGCCTTGAGCGCGCCCGTCAGTGACCGGCCGATCATGCCTTCCGGCATGGCGGCGTCGATCTCGTTCTGCTGGTCCTCCTCGCCCTTTGGCACCAGGGTCTGCCCAGCTTCCTGAGCGCCGACCCCAGCCGGCAGGGTTCCCATCGTGATGGCGTCCATCGCGCCTGCGCCCGCCGCCTCGCCCGAGCCTACCGTCCTGGTGGCCTTCGGTTGTGGCGGCTGATAGTCGGGCGCGCCGGCCCACGGATCAGCGCCCGGCGCGCCTGCGGTACCACCGGCTGGCGACGGCGCCACATAGTCAGGCGCACCGGACCATTCGTCTGGCGACCCGCCGGGCGTGCTCTTGACCGCAATCCCTGCCGGTATAGGAGGTGGCTCGCCGCCCTTGGGATAAACGGTGACGTGAAGCTGATCGGTCATCGCGTCATTTTCAGATGCTGGCCGGTCATGTCGGAATAGGGCGTGCCCGCCGGCAATCCGGCGGCGTCGGCTTCAGCCGGCGTTCGGAACCGCTGCGGCGCAATTATGCGCGTGTCGTTCAGCTCGGCCGGCGAGAACAGCGGGTTTTTCGTGTCGTGATCCACCACCGCCTGCTCGAAACCGCCGTCGATGCGCCCCTTGCCCGGCCCGGTCTTGGACGAATATTGCTGCGCCATGGTGGCGATCTGCTGATTGCGCGCATAGTTGCGATCCGCGATCTCGATCAGCATGCGGTTGGTCGCGGGCGTGTAGTCCTTGTTCGCGATTGCTTGCTGGATGATCCGCATCTCCGCGACGCGCACCGGGCCGGTCCCAGCCATTGCCCGGATCTGCGACAGCGCCAAGTCCTGCACCGCCTTGCCGAACGCCTCCTGCGGGTTGGCCGCATCGGGCTTGCCTCCCAGAGCCACCGTCCACTGACGGTACTTCTGCACGATGCCGGCGCCCGCGCCCGAGTAGAACTGCGGATCGGCCATGATCGATTTGATGAGCGCGAGCTTGGGACGCTCGGTCTGCGCCTCCTTGTTGCCGGTGCTAATTTCGCCCTGCATTTTCACGAAGCGTTTGGCGTCTTCCTTGCCGTACTCGATGGCGCCTTCGCTGGCCGCGACATCGTTACCTTGGCCGGTGAGGCGCGCGGTCTTGACCGCGTCGGGCACCTCCTGCTCCTTCAGGGCCGCAGCCTGATATTGTTCAATGCGCTTGTCGATGGCCGCGATTTTGTCGTTGAGCGGCTTGACGGTTTCTGGCGTCTGAACGCCGTACTGCGTTTGCGCCGCAACCCGATCGCGCTCTTGTTGCAATACCTGGATGGCCTTTTGGTAGCGGTCCGCAACCGGAGCCTGCGTCGGCTGCTGCACGGGTTCGGGAGGCGGCTGATCCTTCGGCACGAAGATGTTGGGATGGTCGCCCTGATCTCGGGCCGGCTGCTCCTGCGGCGCGTTCTGCGCCTCGCGCCTCATCTGTGGCAGACGGCCGCGCAAGGTCGCGATCTGATCGTCGGTCAACGGGGCATTCGGATCGACCTTGAGAGAGCCTGAGAAGGCCGTCACGAAGCGATCCTCGTCCTGCGGGCTGACCGATGCGCGCACCATGCCGCGCACCGAGTTCGGCGGCGGTTCGCTACCCTGCGAGGATTGACTGCCAGCGGGAGCCGGCGCGCCTTCCTCGGGCGGCGACGTTAGCGCCCGCGCGTTCCCTTGCTTTGTCTGCATGGTCATCGCCATCTGGATGAACGGCTGCGCCGCCTGCATACCGCCAGCCCTAAGCGCATCGCCGGCCATTTTGTTGTAGTCGAGCGAGCCGTCAGCGGCCTTCGGGTAATTGCCGTCGCGATAGAGGTTGCGCATGTTCTGCGCAACGCCGCGCTGTTGCCCCTGCTCGATGTCCTGCGGTATCCGCGCGAGCGCCGAGAAATCGATCGGCGACGGCGCCCACTGCTGGGCAGAGGGCGGCCCTGGGAGCGTTACATTGTCGTAGGCCGCCATCTATTTTGCCCCGCCGAAGAAGCCCGCGAGATTGGAGAACATCGATTGCCCGCCGCCGCCAGAACCGCCACCCCCACCGGAGCCGCCGAGGAAGCCGCCGACCATCGGCATGCCGGCGGCGCCCTCTGCCGCATTGAGGCCGAGGCCCCACAGGTTCTTGCCAGCGGTGAGCGGAGCCAGATCGGCTTGTGCGTTCGCATTCCCGATGCCGGTCTGCGTCCCGTAGGCCGCATTCCCCTGTGTGGTGTCGCTGGCGTTGAGCTGGCCGCCGGTGCTCAGGTTGGCGCCAGATAGCTGGTTGCCGGCATTCATGTTCGCCAAATTGATCTGATTTCCAGCGTTCGTGTTCGCGCCCGCGATGCCGCCCGCCGCCGTCCCGGCCGTGTTGAGGAACGGCGACAGGTTGCTGATGTAGCTCTGCCATTGATTGTTGGCGAGCCCGCTCGCCTGCTTGAGCGTGTCAACGCTGGTCGCGCCGGAATTGGCGTCTCCGGTCATCTGGTGCATGCGGGCCAGATTTTGCAGCATCTGGTCCATGTTGAACTGATAGCCTGGGCCAGTCTGGAAGTTGTTGACCGCGCGCGCGTTACCGGCCGCACCATTGGCCCCGGTCGCGTCCCCGTAGGCGCCGACACCGGCGTTGCTGGTGGTGGCGAGCGGCTGATAGGCCGCAACCGAATTGTCGCGAGCGGTCGTGAGCGCGCCGGTCGAGTTGTCGCGCGCCGTGTTTAGCGCATTGGTCGAATTGGCGAGCGACGTGGAAAGCGCCGTTCTGCCCTGGTCGAGGAATGGCGTTAGCTGGCTATAGCCCGCGGTGAGCCCGGCCTTCTGGTCAGCCGCCGCCTTGTCTTGCGCATCGGTGGTGAACGGCGCCAGCAAATTATCGAAAATCCCCATCAGACCACCCTTACCATCAAGACCGAGCCATTGCGGTACTGCTGGCCTATGCCGATCCCACCTGCGGCCGCCGCCGCATCATTCGCGAAATTCTGCCACGGCACCGTCGCCGGGTTGGTCACCCCGATGCTGGTCACGTCGGAGAGATAGTTTTTCGCGTAGTTGAGCCACCGCGCGAACATCGGATTCGGTCGCCCGCCCTGATCGACGATCTCGGTTCCGGGCGGGTTGAGCGGTTGAGCCCCGACTGTCATTTGCCCACCTCGCGCGGATCGCTCGACATGGTGCCCCCGAGGAACATATCGTAGGTAGGATCAGAGCAATCGACGCGCCAGCGCACGCCCTGCGTCCCCGAGAGGCCCCGGCTCTTGACGGAAGCGCGCACGCCCTTGGTGCGCTGCTGGTTGCCGATCGCCCGAATTGACGGATTGTCCCAGGTCACACCGCCATCCTTTGAACAGGAGATGGCGCACGACGGCGCGATCTTGTTGGCCGGCGAGGTCACGTCGGTGACGGTACCCCCGGAAACCCAGGCATGGACGAACGGCACCGGAATTTCGATATGCGTGCCGTCGATGACGGTGCCCGCCCACGAACCGTTCGCCTCGACCGTGCCGGTGACGCTGGCGACGTTGAACTGATCGCCGGTCCTCATCTGCGCGGTCGAGGTCACCTGCAGGATCACGTTGCCGGTCACCGGATCGGCTGCGGCCCCGGTCACATTGGTAACGACGTTGTTGACGTTGATCCCGGCGCCAAACACGAAGTCGAAGTCCGCGCGCGCGATCCGCAATTGATGCGGGAAATCCTTGACCGGCCCGCTTTCCATCCGCGCGAGGAGCGGAGCGCCGTCCTCGGTGAAGTTGGTCGGGTCGCTAAACAGTAGGTTGCCCGAATAGATATCACCCAGGAGCCACTTGCCGAAAGCGTTGTGGCCGCCGGTCCCTCTCCATCGACCCTGCAATCCGGTAGCGGCGTTCAGGCTCGTGCGCTCAGACCACTTCATGGTCGAAAGGTTGATCTCCCAGGTCCAGTTTGGGGAGGAAAGCGTCCAGAACTTCTTGCCGTCCTCGATCCGAACCCCTGCTTCGAGCTGCTGGCCGGCGCGCACCGCAGCCCCGATAAGCGTATTGAGCGCAGGCGGCGAGATCGAGGGACCGGGTTGCAGCGTGTTGTAGACCAGCCGATAGACGGCAAAGTCCTGCGCCACCCACATCAGATCCTGAAACCCAGTCTCCCACCCGGCGATCGCATTGGCCTGCACCAAGCCGAACGGCAACGTCATGAATTTGCTGTAGGGGTAGGCCGGGAACGCCGCCGCTGTATCACTCCACACCTCGCATCCGCCGGTGGTGAAGAAGTACGCCATCCCATTGTAGGGGATGCCGCGCAGCAAGGTGACATCCGATAGGCTTTGCAGCTTGACGAAGGTCAGCGCGTTTTGCGTCAGCGCATTGACGCCAGAACCGAACACCCGACCATCCGCGATGGTGAAATGAAAAATGCCATCCTGATAGAAGACGCTATTGGGCGCCGGGAGGTTACCACCACCGTTATAGGCTGCCGGCGCGCCGCCCCCGGTCGAGGAGAAGGCGCCTACGGCTGGATCAACCACCACCACATCGATCGAGCCCGCAAGGTCGCGCGCGATGCTCACCTTGGCGGTGCCGTTGACCGTCCCGAGCACGGTCACGACCCCGCCGGCGTCAATCGTGAGCAGTTCGTTGGCCCATACCTCGTATGAGATGTTGTTGACGATCAGGCCGCCCCGGTAGCCGGTCTGTGTGGTCGCAGCGTGGCGGGTCAACCCGGCGCACCGGCGCCACCCGTAAGGCGCCGGTCCCGTCTTTGGCTGCGGCTCGCCCAGGGCCTCGACATATCGGTTGATGATCCGCCCGCTGCTCTCCTGGTTGTTATCGCGCCCAGCCTCCAGGTTCGAGCCAGGGAACGAGGAGAGCGGAAAGGGAACCGGCGAGGGCGGGCGCGCGACCATCAGATGTAATCGACCTGAAGTGGCTGCAGCGTCGGCTTCGCCCGGGTCATCATCTTGAGGGACTTCGCCGCAGCGCCCATGCCGACATCGCAGATCGACCCATCCGGGTTGAGGCCGCCGCCGAGGCCCTCGTTCATCTTGTCGTTTTTCTCCGGTCCGGTGTATCCGAACTTGGAGCACACCTCGCCCGCGATGATGGAAGCGAGATCCTGAAACCAGGCGCCCGGGACCGCCGCGGTGTCGTAGCTCGACAACGAGATGATCTCGAGCCCCTGGAGCTTTCGCAGGATGCCGTCATAGGCCGACAGCACGTAATTGAAGTCCTCCGGGTCCGTGGGCTGGCCGCTGGACTTCACGCCCAATTTCGACAGCGCCTCGTCGAAGAGGTCAGTCGTGGTGCGGTAAGGTCCAGCGTAGGCCATCAGAACGTCTCCAAAAATAAGACGGGGAGCTGCCGCTTAATCGTAGTTGCCAATCGACGGCATTGAAGCTCACATCGACCTAGGCCCCAAAGCAACAGCGTCCCCGTCACCGCCCGGCGCCGGGCGGATTGCTTTTTTATTCGTCTCCGAACTCGTCCTCGATGGTGAAGCGCTGCTTCACCTTCAGGTCATCGCCGCCGTCGTTCGCCGCGTGCTTGCGGCGCACGTTTCCTCGGAGCATCGAAACCTTCATGTCGAAGAACGGCTTGAGGAACTCAACGTCCTCATCCGTGACGCCGCAGCGGTCGCGCATACGCTCCTCGTCGTCCCATCGTTCGAGCATCTCGCGCGGGGTCTGCGGAGCATCCTCGTTGATCGGCTCGCCGCCCTCGTCGAGGTCGCCGGCCTCGGTGAACCAACATTGTGCCCAGGAGCGGTATTCGTCAGCGGTCTGCGGCCGGCGGCCCTCCGCGAGCTTCTTGATGAAGCGCGGGTGACCCTCGACCTCGAAATGCGGGTTGCTCTTGGCGAGCTCGCCCATGAACATCCGCACCCGCCGGGTTTGGGTCTTGAGCTCGCCGTCATCGGTGGTCATGGGCTTGGGGATGTCGTTCTCGACGTAGTGGCGCGGGTTGTCGAGCGACAGCGTCACCGGCTGGTTGGCGACGAACGTGACGCCGTTCCAGACCGTGCGGGCGCGATCCTCAGGCCCCGGGCGGTACGTCACCTTGAACGACCGCTTTTCCTTCTCCGGTGCCTTCGGCGCCGAATGCTGCGCCGCCTTCGCTTGCGCCGGCGTCATTTTCGGCCGTCTTGCCAGGTCTGCTGCTGAGTTGGTCAAGGCTCACCTCGTTCTGTTGGTTGTGAACGTGTTCCGGCGGGGTGCGATCCGCCTCGGTTCCTTCTGGGTCGAGGTCATAGGCCTCGGTCCAAAGCTGTCGCGCCTGGTCGCGCTTCTCTGCGGCCAGGGCCTTCTTCGATTCGCTGAGCTTGGACACCGGAGCGTCGTCGCCCTCGTGAAACCAGGCATTCTCACGGAGCTTGGCGGCAAGCTGCATGCCAATCTCCGTGCCTTCGTCCACCTCGACGGCTTGGCCGCCGGGAAACTTCGCCCGCATGACCTCGGTGTCCTGCGGGTCGCCCTCGCGTGGGAGGTAGGTGAATTTCGTCACGGGATCACCGCCGATCGCCAGCCAGAGGACGAGCCGGCCAAATTGTTCGGCACGCGGATGAAGACCGCGCTCTGACCGGCCGGAACGGCGAGGACTTGGTTGACCACGCCATTGTTGAACTCGCCCACCGCCGGGAAGGAGTTAATCGAGTTCGGGCCGTCATTGATGATGAAGGTCATCGGGGCGGCGTCCCCGGAGAGGACCGACTTCATGATGACGCTGGTGCCGACGGCGCCGCGCGTGATCCGAGTGCCTTCTCCGATGACCGCAGTGGCGCCGGCCTGGACGGTCGAGCCGGCCGCCCCCCCGGCGGTCTGATCGTCGTCGATGTACCATCCCTGGATAGCCAGGCTGTTCAACAGAGCATTGTTGGCGAGGCTCATGCGAGCGCTCCTTTCAAAATGGGGATGGGCGGCGTGGCCGCACTGTCGTGGACGACAGGGACACGCCGCCCTGCCCGGCCCAAATCCACTTGGGCCAGATCAGCAGGCCGGCGAGGTGGCGCCTTGCGACACGAACACGCACGAGCCGTCATTGGGCGCGAGCCATTCGAGCGCAATCACGGCCTGGCCAGCGGTCGGAGCGGCGCCGGTCTGGGCGTAGACCGCCCACACGTCGAAGCCGCCATTGGCGCCGGTCGCCGCGATGCCGTTGCCGGTCGCCGCGATGCCGACGTTGGCCGCAACCACGGTGAGCGCGGTCGCGCCGCCGGTCGCGCCATGGACCGATTGAGCGGCCACGATCTGACCGCCACCGGAAGCCGTGGCAAGTGCCAAGGTGTCGGTGGTCGCGGAGTTGAACGACGTGATGATCTGCTGCCATGCCCGCAGGAGGAAGGCGTTGTACGGCAGCGCGGCGCGTCGGGTCGAGCAGGTATTCGACACCAGAACGCAGTCGTTGAAGTTGACCACGAAGCGCGTGTAATGGACCTGTTGGGTCGGGAAGTACCGCGGCGAGAAGAGCTGCGGGACGAACAGGGCGTAGGCCGTAGCGACCATGGCAACGCTGGAGACGAACAGGGCAACGGAGGCCGTAAAGGCGCCGCCCACCCGATGGAAGAGCTTCTTCATGGGAGTGACTTTCGATTGATTGAAGGATGGGCGGAAGTGAAACGGCGGCGCTGCCTGACACAGCGCCGCCGCCCCTCGGAACCAAGCCGAGGTGAGGCGACTTGGCCCCTACCTCATTAGGTGTCGTTCGCCGATGCGAAGTAGCCCGTGAAAACGCCCCATTCTTTGTACTGGTTGGCGGGGTTCGCCTTCGCGATCTTCTTCAGGCCATAGGCCATCTCGACGCCGACGCCGCGGACGAATTGGTAATCGTCCTCTTTCAGGAAGGTGGGACGAGGCATTCTGCCCCACGCCCAGGCCATTGCGGACTGGCCGCACATGAACACGGGCGCGACCTGGATGCCACCTGCACCGGCGGTCGTATAGGTGACCGGCAGGCGGATATCCAGTTCCGGGACTTCCCGGAAGATCATGCCGTTGTACAGCAAATCACCGTCCTGGAAGAGCGGGTTCTTGTCGAGGCCGTCACCCTCACGCGGGCGAGCTTGCGTGTTGGCGTTGATGATGGTGGTGTCCGCCTGCAGATCGCGGAAGCAGTTCGAGCCCACGAAGACCACGAAGTATTCGCGGCCGTTCTTGAGCTTGTAGGGCCGGATGCGCGGATTCGCTTTCTTGGCGAGCCGCTTCATCTTGTTCGAGGCCGCCGCCGACATGGTCATGCCGGTGGTGATGTTGGCCGCGCTCGAGGCCCAGTTGCCGGCCACCAGGTTGCCCTGGGAACCGCCGAACAGCACCCGATCCGCATTGTCCGATACCCAGGTATTGCGCTGGGCGGCGGTCGCGGTGTCGAAGAGCTGGCCGTTGACGCGCTGACCGTTGTTCGAGCCCAGCGCGGCGGGCTGCGAGTTCTGCAGCGGGACCGCGTAGAAGGCGTCGATGATCTCGTCGCGCTGCAGCTCCTTGCCCCAATCTTCCAGGAGCGGGCGAGCCTGCCCGAACAGGTCGATCGAGGACTTCTGCTCTTCGGACTTCGGAATCCGAACCGCGTTGCGGGCCCAATCGACCCACATGCGATCGCCGAAGTTGTCGATGTTCTCTTCGTTACCGACGAGGGCGCCGGTCGCGATTGCCTGTTGCTTGAGACGCGCAACGAGCGGGATATTGATCTGCTCGCCGCCCTTCTTGAGGTCGTTGATGACCCGGATGATGGCGGTGAGTTCGCTCCCGACGTAGGGCGAAAACAGATTTTGGCGGATGTACTCCCGAGTGACTTCCTTGCGGAAGACAATCAGTTTATTTTGAGCTTGAACCGTCGTAACGGCCATGGCCCGACCCTTTCAGGTTGGGCTACAGCGACTTAGCGGAGCGCCTCTGAGGGCGCGAAGCGTAGCGAGTGATTGATGATCAGCCGTTGAGCGCGTAGTCGAAGATCGCACCCTCGGAACCGTCGAAGCCGCGGGCGTCGTTGGTGCGGCTGTTGCCGCCGCGACCACCGGCGCTACCGGCGCCGTTCAATGAGGGCAGTCTGCGACCACCCGAAGGAGCCTGTCGGCTTTGCTGTCCGCGCTCCTGTGCTTGTTGCTCCCGGCCTCGGCCCTGTTGCCGAGACGGACCCTGGCGCTCCTGCTGCCCGTCGTGGGACTGACGCAGGCCTTCCAATTCTTCCGGGTCAACTCCGAGCAGGCGTGCCGCCTGCTCGATCGCGTTGCCTTCCACCGATGCCCGGTAGTTGGCGAGGTCGAGGTTGTCCTCGGCCCACTGCATCAATGCGTGAGCTGGGTCACGGGCATTGATGATCGATTGGACGATCGCCTGATCGCCTCGGTTCCCGGAGCGCGCGCTGTTGCTCAGCCGCTCCAAGTTCTGGGACGCGAAGCGGAACTCTTCGACACGCCCTTCGCGGTCGTAAGCCTGCTCCATCGTCCGAAAATTGTCCTCCAGCCGCGATGTTCTGACCGCGAGCGCGATACGCTCTTCGGTGCGCCTGTCCTGGTATGCCTGCCATTCCTGCGGATGGAGTAATTGGTCGGGCACCTCGTCTTCGGTGCGCTGCTCCTGCCGCTCGCCGCGCGGTGCCTGCTGCTGGCCCTCCAGTCTGGCGAGGCGCTCGCGGAGCGCCGCTACCTCGGGATCGACGCCCTGCTGCTGCCCCCCCCGGCGCCAGGACGGCAGCATGCTGGTGTCGGTGCGCGCCGGGATTGTGGCGCCATCAGCCGGGTCGCCAGGCGCATTATCGCGCTCAAACTCTGCATCTCCGCCATCCGGTTCCTCTTCGCCCTCTACTGGCTCGCCGGTGACCGGATCGACTTCGGCCATTTCGTTGGGGTCAACGAATTGGTCGCCCTCGGCGCCATCCTCCGGGTCTGTCACGTCCCCGAGCTCGTCGCCCATTTCCTCCAGAGAGCGGTCACCGTCGTTCTCGGCGGGGCCGTCGCCCATCGCCTCGAGGAAAATCTCGCTCTCGGTGTCGGCAATCGCGCCGGCCAGCATCGCCTGCTCGGCGGCGTCGTCCTGATCGTTCTGGACAGCAACTCGTCTGGCTTTCGCCATGGCTCACCTCTTTGGTTTGAAATTGGCAGCGGTCGCCGGAATTGAACCGACTGTTCGGCCTCGTGTCTGCGGGTTCGGCTACCTGTCCCTACCCGCCCGACGGTCATCGGCTTTGCACACCAGCACCGCTAAACGCTGAACCTGATCTTGCGCCGCTCACCGAACTCGGTAGCGGTCTTGAAGCCCTCCGCGCGCGGCAGGAGCCGGAAGAACGATGACTTGGCCACGATCTTGGGGCCGCAGAGCAGCCGTATGATCTGCTGCTGCCGCTCCGCTCTGATATCCTCGGCGCGCTCCCGCGCCTCCGCTGGCGTCAGACCGCTCGTGAGCGCCTCGTTGACCAGCTTGACGCCGTATTCGTGGATGAGCGCGCGCCATTTCTTGGGTAGGCGGTCGATCTCCAGCATGTGGATGACGGCATCGGGGTCGCCGATGTAGACGTCGGTGCGAGCGCGCGCGGTCAAGGCGGACACGTCCCGCTAAGCGGGTTCATCGACACACAAACTAGGTGGGCAATTATATTCAGGCCCGCGTTGGTTGGGTGAACCTGATCCGATTGAAAATAGGTCAAGTTCGTATTGCAGGTTGAACACCCAATGTTTGCATCTAAATCGGTTCGAGCCAGAAGATAACTTCCAGCTCCATTTATGACGCCCGAATTGTATGCCGCCCGATCAGCATCGGAGTCTCCAGATCGCTTCAAGATGGGGACGGCAATGATGTGACTAGCCAGCCATCCCGCGCTTATGCGCGCCGCCAAGTAGGTTTGAAACGAAGCGTATGTCGTGGCTCCGCTTGCTCCGTAAAATATATCATTGGTGCCCGCAAAAAGAATTAGATAAGGCTGCGATCCATTGCACGTCAAAGACGCCAGAAGCGGATCAACGTTGGCAGCCGCAAGGTTTATGAGGCTATTCCCTCCTGTCGTGCCCCCTGAATTGTAGTTCCAGCCTGTGGCGCCGACGCCTTGATTTGATGCGGTCGTAGAGAGGGCCGTCGCTATGGTTGCTGGGTATGGCGCAGTGGCCCCAAAGCCTACAGTTATGCTGTCCCCGACCGCAACGAGGTTTGTACATTGAGGCAAGACGCCGTGGGTGAAAGACCTGGACGGGGTCCGAGAACCAAGGAGCACCAGCACCGATAGAAACGCGACAGACAGCAGTCTCAACATGGGGTTAATACACATTGGTTCCAAGCGCCGTCATCGCAGCATTTATGCGCGATGCAATCGCGGTTGCTTGTGTCGAGTTAAGTCCGCCACCGGCAAAGGCCGCCGACAATTGGTCAGAGGTGAAATTGGTGGAACTCAGCGTTAGAAGGGTAATCGTGGCCGCTGGCGCGGAACCTATCGTCTGCGCTGCATTTACAAACGGCGTGCTGTTGCCGTTTTTATAAGCCTGAACATTCCCCGCATTTCTGGTGCAGACGAATTGACCTTGCGCCTGCGAGCTTGCGACTAAAGTTCCCGAGGGAGCTCCGAATGACACGCCATCCAGGTTTTGGAAATTTGATGTGCAATAATCGAACTGCCCACCGGTAACGGCGCCTACCTGCACGTATGAATCTGAAGTTGCTCTTAAAGTCCTATCGTAGAAACCTATCGATGCGCTTGTGGTAGAGCTATAAGAACCTCCAGAAGCGGAACTGAAGCCCGTGTCTAGCTTCATATTTGAGGCGTTGCCTGTATAGCCCTGATCAGCATTAAATGTCGGAGTGTTTGATGGGGTTAATGTAAAACTAGATGAACAAAGATTTAGGTTTGCAGTCGTCGTCGTGTTTGTCGCGAGGAAATAAAATATATCGAGATTACCAGTACTCCCCGACCACGCGCTGCATCCAACGCCATCGGAAATCATCCCGCAAATCATATTGGTATAAGCGGTCGTCTCCGTACCGCTCAGCCCGGAGGTGCGGGCCAGGAAGGTTCCTGCCGCACCATGAGTGGCGTCACATGTGGATGTGGCAATCTTGCCGCTTGAGACAATTCCCAAGAACTGCCCGCGCGCGGGCCGATCGCCCAGATGCAGGCACCAGATGCCGACGAGGGCGAGTGCGACAGCGAGAAGTTTGCGCATCAGTTATAGCCCGCGTTGCAGTCCAACGCCGTGCCAGGCGCGGTCAATCCAGTGGCCGTCGTCGTTGCCGCCACGCTGATCGCCGTGCCGAACTGCAATCCTTGCAGCGATAGGGTGTAGCCGGTCGCGTTAGTTGGCGGTATTCCGAACGATTGAACCGGGACCGTTGTGCCGAGCGTGACACTGCCTGATGCCACGTTGAACACTTGCACGTACTCAACGGTAGCGTTCGGGTTCCAGCAGTGCAGCAATCCGAGCTGACCGGGGCTCGCCTTGATCGGCTTAACAGTGGTCGAAAGTGCATTCAGGAGTAACGGCGTCCACCCCGCCGATGTCCCGAGCGGAGGGGGCGCGTCCACAAGCGTATTGAGGCGCTTGATCAATGCCAGGAGCGAGCACGATCCGGTGTCTGACCCGCAGACGGTATCACCCTTCGCGCCTTCCGTCAGGTTCCAGCCATCGACGCCTGCGCCGGTAGCGAGAGAGCCGGCCGCATAGGCCCCAGACGCCACGCCTCCAGAGGCTATGGTGTGCGGGATCGCGCCCTGATCGCTCGCCACCACAACCGGGATCGAATTGGCCGAGGTCTTGGAGCCGATCTTTTCCGCGCCGGTCGAATCGATCAGGACTTGCGCGGGGCATACCTTGGTCGATGCGCAGACGAAGGCGAGAACCGTCGTGCCGGCGCCTTGGGTGGCGGTATAGTCAGCGAGCGCCACGATGGGCGCCAGAGCCAACGCCGTGTAGAGAAGACTCAGCAGCCATTTCTTCATGGGACAAGTCCTAGCAGGAGCACTGTGGTGCAGCCGGTCGCCATGCTGATGACGCCCGTGCCACAAGCTGCGATCGATACAGTCGAGAACGAGCCCGCCCCATAGCCGAGCGTTGGCATCTGCGCGCTCGCGGGGCCGCCGATGGCCAACAGCACCAGCAGCATGAGGGCGCGCGTCATTGCTTGATCCCGAAATTGATCGTCAGACCGGTTGCGGCATTTGTGTTGTCGCTGTCGGCCTGTGCTCCTGTCAGGCAGAAGCAGAGCCCGGAAAAGAACTGGAGACCATCCGGGATCGGGATCACCGCACCGCCTCCGGCGCTGGATGCGCCAAATGGGATTGGCACCTTCCATTTCACCGGATCTGAGTTACAGGTAGGGGCTGTCGCCTTGTCGTAGAGCTTCAGCCAGTAAATGGTGGTGGTCGTGTTGAATAGGCCGAGCAGTCGAAGCTGCACATTGCCGGCGACCACGAGATTTGAATTGGTCGAAGCTGCGCTATCGAACTTGAGCGGCACCGACTGAGCGAACGCCGTTCCGCACGATGCGAGCGCGAAGAGGAAGGCAAGCAGTCTGCTCATAGGTCGATCCTCCCGCGGGGTCGAAGCGATGCCGGGTCAAGCGGGACCTCGGGCAGCTTGCCGACGGCGGTCGGCGTAATGATCTGCTCAGTGGCATCCTTGGCCTTCTGCAGCCGCGACAAGGCGGAAGAGGCCAGCGCAGTAGGGTCGCCGTTTGAAAACCTGGCATTGACCGCGCGCAGCTTGGCGGCGCCCTGCACCACGTTATCGACGATGCCCTCGGTGATCGCGGCCTGGACCTTCAGCTCACCGAATGCATCGCGGAACTTCTCCGCGAGATTGCCGCAGAACTCGTCAACGTCGCCCAGCTCGCTCATAAGATCAGCGAGCCCGGATGCTTTCTGGGACATCATCACCTCGAAATGTCGGTTCATGCGGACGCGCTCGGTCAGGAGCGCGATCTCGATCTCAAGCCGCCCGCCGCTCATCGGCGGCAAGGGCCAAATCTAGGGCGCTGTAGGGCGTGAACAGATTGTGGCGGATGTATTCCAGCGTCACGCTGCGCCGAAAGTTGATGAGGCATTGAGCGTCCAGGAGGGCGGGCACATGGCCGAAACGGTCAGTTACGAGCGCTCGCACCGGCATGATCGAGGCCGCGCGAACGATGGCAGGCGCCGCAATAACGCTCACCAATCCTGTCAGAAAACCGCGTCTGTTCATGCTGCTCTCCGCTTCGGGATGTTCTGCTTCGCACGCTTGGCCTGCTCCTCGCGCTGCGATTTCTTGAACTTCTCCTGCGCTTCAAGCTCTCGCATCTTGAAGGCGTGTTCCTCGCGCCGCTCCTGCATCGACAGGACGATGCTGGCCCGCTCCGCTTGGGCGCGCTCCCGCTCCAATTGAAGATCGGCGGCGTTGTTCTGCATTTCAGCGCGCGCCGCAGCCTCATCGGCCTGCGCCGCCATGTGGGCCCGGGCGACCTCTGCCTGCCCCTTTTGTTGTGCCGTTTGCTGCTTGATTTGCTCACCCTGCAGCTTCGCCTGCACCGCCGGGTCGGGCGCGGGCGGCTGGCTCATCATCTGCATGATCTTCTTCTTGATGCTGTCGGCGAGCGGCATCAGCTCGATCAGCGCTATGGGAGGCACCGTTCCGGGCGGCATCTGCGCCAGTATCTCAAAGGCGTCCTGCATCATGTTGGCTTGATCAGGACCTTCGTCGAGGATGATCTCGACATCGAGGCCGCCGAGCGCATTGATGAAATGCGGGATGCCGTTGTGGTCCTTCTGAAAGCCGTTGATCTGGATCAGCTTGGCGGTGTCGTCGGTCCCGGTTCGGATGAAGCGCTCTTGCGTCCAGTTGCGCTTGATGATGTTCCACACCGCTCGATACACACGAAGTTTCCAAGACCGGTAAGCGAGTATAAAGCTGCCAAGTTCTGCGATGCCGGCCTTTTGCAGATAATTGATAGCAACACCGGAGTGCTGATCCTTGTCATCATTCCCCATAACGTCAGGTCGTATGTTCGCAAAGCCATCGATTTCACTCGTTGCGGTTTGCATGAGCTGCAGCTGCGCGGCCAGGTCAGCCTCGCGCTGATCCGGCTCAGGCTTCGCGAAGCCCTTGTTGTACTCCACCAGTCCATCGGGCCGCGCGCTCTCGCGCCGCGCCAACTCCACGTCATCGACGGCGCCCTTTTCGAGGAACAGGCGGGTGACGTTCGAAATGAACAGCGCCTTGGAGCGCCGCGCGTTGACCTCGTCCTGCGGCCCCTTGAGGTTGCGCACGAAGCCGTAGCGGTCGCCGTCGTGATCGACGCTGGCCGAGAACATCACGAAGCGGTTCATCGGCTTGTTGCGCTCGTCCAAGAACGGGCTCACGCCCTGATCGAGCAACACGAACGAGCAATAGAAGGCCCAGTACCACTTGCCTTTGTGCTTGTACCAATGCTCGACCAGGCGCACGCGCTGCTCTTGGGTGTAGACCCATTTGAACTCCCGATCACTGTGGGTGGTGAGGTCGAAGCCCTCATTGACCATCAGCGAGCGGATTTCATCCTCTTTGTCGGGGAAGAGTTCGACAGCTGCCTCCACGTCAAGCCACTTAGCGATGCCCATATACCGAGCGTCGGAGAAGTCGGGCTTGAAGGAACGGGGGTCGTAAAAGAAGTCATCCCCGAATATCCAGTCTCCACCCAAATCTGGATCGCCGTGGTCGCCCTCGACGAGCTTGAGCTCGATCCCTGCAATGCCATCGATGCCACACTGTTTGACGCACTCGAAATCGAGGTTCTTGAAGTCCATCCCGTCGAGAGCGGACTTGATGCACAGGGTCGCCAGCTCGGCGCCCTGCGCGTTCCTCGGGGACCGCGGAAAGGCCTTCGGATCTTGTCGGAGCTTCTGGACGAGCGACGTGATGCCGTCGATCTTGCGATTGATCCGGTTGAACGTGACTACCGGCTGCTTGCGGCTGCGCAGGATGCGGATTTGCTCGGGCGTCCAGTGGGCGCCGTGGTAGTAGTGCCGCGCCTCTTTCTGCTCCTCGTATTCCAGCACCTTGACCGACAGATAGTCGGTGTATTGCTGACGCAGCCGGCTGACCGCGAAGAAGCCGTCCTCGTCACCCGAATAGTCAAAGTCGTCGGGCTGTTCGGTTGCCCAATCGCCTACCGTTCCCTGCTTGGACTTGAACTCCGGGAACGCCTTGCCAGAGGGCTGGAACGCACCGCGGCCGTTATGCAGCGGCCGGCGCGCGGTCGGATTGGGCGCGCGCTGGCGACCACCTAGCTTGCCGGCGTTGCCGAGTAGCACCGGCGCAAGGGCTTGGCGGGACGGGATCATGCAGCCCACGCCCCATGGTTCACCGTGCGGATGATCGCAGTCAAATCCTGCCCTACGTAAGGGCTGAACAGATTTTGCCGCACATATTCTCGGATGATCTCTTTGCGAAACATGATGAGCCGATTGCCCCCAACCGCCTGCATGAGTCCGAAGCCGCGAAATTCATCCAGGATCAGGGCGCGCACCGGCATGATCGAAGCCGCGCGCACGATGGCCGGCGCCGCGAATGCGCTTGCAAGCCCGGTCAGAAACCCGCGCCTATCCATCACACGCCCCCCGGTGCGACGTAGCAGTAGACCTGGCCCTGGCTGCCGATGAAGATCACGCCGTGCCCGGTCGGGTTGCCGGCGTCCCACTTCATCTTGGCGTTGGGCACCGGGATGTGGGTGCCGCTGGGCAGCACGCCTTTCCCATCGGTGATGATGGCGACGTAGTGGTCGCCCTCGACCTCGAACGTGTCGGCTTCGAACGCATCGGCCTCGCCGCAGCACGACCTGTATGGGTCGTCGGGCTGCATCAGCGAGTTGAACCACCAGCGCACGTTGGCCGGCTGGTCAGCCCATTGCCCATTGTCGCGGGCGAAGGCACGGGTGACGATGACGGCAGAAATTGCCAGCAAGACCATGTAGAGCACGATCGCGGCGGCAACAGCCGTAAGGCACTGGCGATAGGTCATGGCGATCCATCTCCCTCGCTCGGCACCGTGAAAACGTGCCCCTCGTTCGCAGCGTCTTCTGCGTAGGCGGTGACCATCCAGCGGTCGCCGTCCCTCCATGCGTGGTACCAGCGGATCGCGTAGTCGCGCTCGATCGCCCACTGCTCGGCCTTCTGGCGAACAGCGTTGGAGAGCTGCGCGAGCGCCATCAGTCGGTGGCCGGCTTTTCGAGTTTCGCTAGCTCCTGATGCAATTCGAACAGAACATCAGGATGCATCTCGCCGCCGCGCTCCGGAATAATCAGACGGCAGAAGGCCTCTACGATGCGGAGCTGCCCCGACATCTCGCCATTGTGCCGACGCAGACCTGAAATCTCATCGATTGAACGCCGTAAAAGCTCTTTGCGGTCCATCTTCTCACCTCACCTGTTCGATTGTTACGGTCCATCAGTAGCCCGTTCGTTCCATCAGAACGCCGTCCTTTTCAAAGTATTTTGGGCCGAACATTGCAGTATCGGCGGCGGCGCGGCCGTCATCGAACAGCACTTGGCCCTCCTCGATCCGCTTCACCGGATCATTGACCGGCGAGATCAGGCCAAGCGTGAGGCCCGATTTCACGAACACCATCTCGCGGCTCATGCCCGGTAGCGGCCCCATGCCGACCGCCAGAGCGATGCGGCCGCAGCCCGACAGCATCAGGTCGCGCGAGGGCACATCATGGTTGCGGCAGGCGAGCCACGTCAGGTAGGTCAGGGCGTCAGACTTCTCTGATATGCCCATCGCCATCGATCTCAACCAATAACGGCTCCGCAAAGCCCTTTTTGTACTCGATCACGGCGCTATCTGTCCGCGAAAGCTCTTTTCGGGTCGCCTCGACGTCATCGAGTGCGCCCTTCTCAGCAATCAGAATGAAACGCTTGGCCATGTTCTCACCTCTTGTTTGCGTCATCGGGCGTCATCCACACGCCGTTGAGCTTGACCATGTCGATGACGACATCGGCGGTGCTGCTCTTCGCAGCTTGGCGTATTTCAGCATGCTGACGATTGACGCGCTCCTGATACCGTAGCATCGCGTCAACGTCGATCGTGTAGCTCCGATTGACCGCCATCGCTCACCTCACAACGTCAACACGCTGATCTCCTGCCCGTCGATCAGGTCATCGTCCTTGGGCGCGTACGGGTTGCGCTCGAGCTCGGCCTCGGGGATCTTGCGCACCCATGGCCGCGAGCTGCACGCATACCGCCAATCGTCGGCGGCGTGATCCTCGCTCTCGGTGTCGAGGTCCTCTGGCTTCACCAGATCGTGCTGCAAGACCGGAATCGTGCGGATCGACGCCACGCATGTGTCGAAGCAGTAGATCATCGGCACGCCCATAGGCTTGCCCTTGTCACTCAGCTTGCCGACCAAGCGCGCCCGCATCTGATCCCAGCCCGCCATCGGGCCCCTGCGATCCTTGCTGTCCCGCGTCGTTACGCGGGTATTGTCCGCTTCGTGGAAGGCTCGACGCTTCAGCCCGGTCAATTCTTCGTTGAGGCGCTCCGCAATGGTTGGCCCACCACCAATGTCCTTGAAACAGGACGGGTCTAGGACACCATATGCACATCGCGGATCGTTCCCTTCCATCAGCGCCAAGCGCCGGCCGACCTCGTTGGCGTCGAGCTTCAGGCCTCGCTGGGCGTCTTTGGCGGGGTCTTTGGTTCCGTACCATTCGCGATATCTAACGAGCGCACCGCGTGGCAGAACTCGACCGTTGGCCATGCGGTAGTCGTCCTGGACAACCGCCCACCATCCGAAGCTAAATGGAGAAGCCGAACCCCAATCCCCCGACATGAACCGGGTCCAAGTATGAGGGATGGCAAAAGGCTTAACGACATGGCGGTCACCCCTCCAGCAATCAAAGAACGCTCCCTCGACGACATCCCAGTCTCCGTCAAGCCAGGCCCTCACCATCGCCTCGGACCCGAGGCCGGCGAGTCGGTTCTTGTAGCTCGGGTCGTTCCTGATCAGGATCAGGTTTTGCGACAGCTTCGCAGGCACGAACATCCGATGGGCTTGCGTCACCGGATCGAATATCTTCTTGAAGCCCTCCCGACACGGCCTCACGAAGTAGGCCTTGACCCAATGGTGACCGACCCCTCCGGGATTTGCCGTCGCCCTGATCCGCTTGGTCGGAACGTCGTATTTGCTTCGCAGCCGCGCGCGCAAATAACGATATGCAGCGTCGGTGGCCCACTGTGTCAGCTCGTCCCAGCCGATCCACGTATAGGCCGCGCCTTGGTAGCGCGTGCGATGCTTGAGTTGTTCGAGATACCGAAATCGGAGAAAGGCCCCATTGGGCCAAGTCCACGTCTTTTTTTGCTCGTTCCAGGTCGCACCGGTCTGGGGGTAAAGTTCCTGCGCGCGACCCATAAGCTCTTCGAGCTCGCCATAGGTCCGTCTGAAAATAATACCGCGCCACGCTTTGCCATACGTGGGAACATCCTGCAGAAAGTCGCCCAGGAGATAATCCGACTTGCCACCGCCCGCCGCACCGCCATAGAGAAGCTCCTCAACCCATGTCGCCTGTATCGCGTCGAGCTGCGGCCCTCTTTGGGGACTCCAGCGCTCGGCTAGCTCGAACTCCTCCGACATCATCGCGTGCCCGGCGGGCGCACCACTCTTCGTAGCTCTCTCTTGGAGGTGCATCGATGAAGGCCGCGAAGTTGTTGGTGACGGTAACCTCTGCCGGCTTGTCGACCAGGAAGCCGCGCAGCCGCGCTATGCCAAGGATGGCGGTCACGGCGGCGGCGGGCTGCTTGATCTCCATGGCCAACAGCCGCGCTTCCTCGGCCTTGTCGATGAGCCGCTCGACCGTATGGACGGTCTTCTCTGCGACTGCGTTCTGTAATGCAGCCAAGCGGGCAACAATGTCGCCATTTGTAGCCAAACGGGCGGCGTGCTGCCGGCTTTCCTTATATCCTGCGGCCACATAGGCCTCGGTGGCTGACTTGCCCTTCGCCAGTTCTCTTACGAATGCCTCATGGCGTGGGTTAGCGAGCGGTCCAGACACGTCACCTCCGCCTAGTTTGGGCCGTCTATTTCGGTCCATGACCAGCGGTCGGTCCCGTCACAAACTCCGGGAATGCGAGCCATGGCGCCCCTCAATGCCATCATGAGGCTTTTGGAAAAGTGCCGTTCTTTGTCGATGTCGTTCTTGAGCCTTTTCCAATTATGATCGGCAATTTCCTTCATTCGGTCGCGTTCCGCGCGAATCTCTCTGAGTTGGCGCTCCTGCGATACGATCAGTTCGTGCTGCTTGCTGGCATGCTCCCGCAGTTCCTTCATGCTCCTTGCCATTCTCACCTCCATGGCGTTGGGAAATCAGGTCACCGCCACGCCTTCTGCGTCGTGACGATGTGGTGGTTGGCCCACAGCACGGCCTCCTCCAGCCGCTGGCGGGCGATGGCGAGCGGGCGCGAGCCCTCCTTGCCGCCCAGCTTGTCGAAGATCGCCTGCACATGCTTGCGGGCCACCTGGAGGGCCTTCAGGGCCTCGAGCCGCTCGGCTTGCGTGGGCGGACTGTTTCCCTGCGGCGCGGCTTGCCGAGCGACCTGCCGCGGCGCCTCCGCATCCACGAACTCCTCGCCGCCGATCGTCTCTATGCGCGGCTTTGCGTGCCTGCGCGGTGCGTTTGCCATCACGCCACCTCGACGCGCTTGATCGTGCCGACCCGCGGGCGGAACCACCAGGCCACGCCGTCGCGGACCAAGACCGTGTCCTCGGAGTACCGCCCCTCCGGCGGCTTGGCGCCCTCACGGGCGCGCCGCAGCCCCTCCTCGATGCCGGCCTCGTAGCCTCTCGCATAGGCCGCATCCCCGATCCTTGGGATGCGATTCACGATGCACGACATGCCATTGACAGCCGCAAGTCCATAAGGGGTGCCGCTCACCGTATAGAGCGAGCTTCCATTCTCCCACACCTTCAGTTGATAGACCCCATCTGGGGATCGCAACTCGAACGCAGCCTCGTCGTCTGCCATGGCTCACCTTCCTTCCTTGGCGTGTTTGCCATTGTTGCTCACCTTCCGCTCACCCAAGCGACAGCATGGGCCGATTTGACTGTCCTCGCATTTCGATTGATACGGCTCGCCGCAAGCGCGGCAGACCTTATCGAACATTCAGCCTGCCGCGCGCGAGCTCGGGCCGCCGTAGGGTCCGCCCGACTTCGGCTTCGGGCCGCCCTTCATCCGCGTATTGTCGCTCGCCGCTTTCGGTGACCGCTTGTCACCGGTTCCGGCCGGGAACGCGACCTTCTGCTTGCCCGGGAACGTGTTGATCTGGGCTCGCCTCGGGATTTGCGAACCTTTCGCTTGAGCGCCAGAGCTGGGCTTCGACCGCGCCCGGTCCTTCTGCGTCGAGGGCGCCTCGATGTGGCGCGTGCGCGCAATCGCATCGCCCTTGCTCTTGCCCGCGCCCTCGTCCTTCGACTTGCCGTCGAAGCTCGCCATCTTGGAGGCCTGCACCTTCGTGCCCTTGAGGACCGCGAGCTTGCTCGCCGCCCCCGCCGAGATCAGCCCCGACCGCATCAGTGAGTTTCTGCTCGTGGCCATGAGGCCCTCCTATGGTGATGTGCGGCGTCAGCGCCCAGAACGTGGCGGCTGGGCCGCGTCGTAGATCGCCTGCATCTTCGCCACGAACGCCGGGGTCAGGCTCGTGCCGTGTTCCAAGCGCTGCTTGGCCTCGTCGAGCAGATCCTTGAAGTGATCGAGCACCGATTTCCTGCCCTCCTCGATCTCGGCCAGCTGCGCCGGGGTCAGCTTCGTCTCTTCGTCGCTCAATGCGGCCTCCTGTGTTGATGACGGCCCCCTGCAGCATCTGCCGCAGCTCGGCCTTAGTTGGTTCGCTATCGATGCCGCGCGCGATGCGCGCCTTGATGCGGACGGTCTGCCGATGACGGTCTGGGAGCAGTCGCCAAAGTAGGTCACCGCGCGGCCTCCCAAAGCAGGCAGTTCCGATTCCACCTGACCAGTCCGCAGACCTTCGCGCACGGCGCCAGGTCGCCGCCGGCAATCGCCTTGCCAAAGTGCTGGCAGTCGTCGCAGTCGCCCATCGAATACATGACCTCGGGGTCGCCCTTCGACCGCTTGAACGCATCCTCGACCCCCTTGGCCTTTAGGCCGCGGATCAGGATGAGGTCGGTCGGGCTCGGATCGTCGAGGATCGGGCCGCACCACAATCGAGGCGGCGGATTGAATGTGCCGGCCTTGATCTTATTGACCGAGCGCTTGAGGCAGCGCTCGAGTGCCGGCTTTATCCTGGCCTCGTAGAACTGCGCCCGACCCCGGCCGAGCACGTCCTCGACCCCGATCTCCTCGTCGCACGTCGCAAGCCCGTGGGCCGCGCTGTAGCTGTCCGCAGGGTTGTCGCCCAGCTCGCAGCTTATCTCGGTGCCTTCGTGGCGCAGCCAGCAGCGGATGATCTGGGCGCCGGTCATGCCGGGCACACAGATCCAAAGATGCTTCGCCACCGCGCTAGTGCCCATTACCTCGGCATGGAGCTGGCGATCGATGTAGAGCTCGCTCGCGTCAACCGCGGCACCCCCGCCATACGGCACATCGTAGCTCGTGGTCGCGTTCAGCTTGCGGGTCTTGGCGATCCATCGCGAGGTGTCGGCCTCGCCCTCGATCAGTTTCAGCTCCTGGACGGTCTTGGCGTTGTGCTTGTAGTGCCCCACGCTCACGGCCGGCACTCCATGAACGCGCCTATGAACTCGGCCGCGACTTGCGGGACGATGGCATTGCCGAGGGCGCGCAGCTTACCCACGCGAGCGGGTATCCCATGAGCCACGCGAGCGGGTATCCCATGAGCCACGCGACCCACGTCGGGTTCAGTTGCCCACCAATCACTTCCGGTAGCTGCGGCGAGTGGCCGTTCTCCTGCCTGCCCTTCCCCGATCTCCAATCCCTTGCCGCTGGCGATGGCAGCAGATAGCTCTTGGGCGGCCGGCCCGCGGTGCGCAGATGAACAGCCTTCGTGTTGGTCGCAGTCGGCGTCGGGAACATTGCCACGGCCTGCGGGAGCGGAATGCCGGTGTCCTGTGGCCGGAAAGTGCCCGTCCCGCGGCGACCATCCACTGCGGTCGGTGTGGGCCACAAACCAATACCGATCGCGCTTGTGGAGCGCGCCCACGCTTGAGGCTTCGATAGGCATTGCCCCCACGGCGTATTCCACGGCTTCCATGTTACGGCGCACAAGTGCGAGCCATGCAGCCGCGCTCGCAACCTGTTCTCCAAAGACGATTGCAGGGCGGCACTGGCGGATGAGGCGATACCAGTCTGGCCAGAGATGCCGCTTGTCGTCGACGCCCTGCATTCCACCAGCCAGGCTGAAGGGCTGACAAGGGCACGACCCGGTCCACACGGGGCGATCGTCAGACCATCCAGCGAGCCGCAAGGCATGCGACCAACCACCGAGGCCAGCGAAGAAGTGGCACTGTCGGAACGGTCGGATGTCGTCAGGTCGAACATCCACGATGCTCCTGCGGTCCACCACACCGTTGGCGATCAGGCCCGCGTCGATCAGGTTGAGCAGCCATTGAGCCGCGTAAGGCTCGATCTCGTTGTAGTAGGCGAGACCGGCCGGCATTGCCAAAACCCCGCAAATGTGCTTGCGTTTTCACCACATCGGAGGTGAGACGATGAACCCACGCGATTATCGGAACGCGGCCGAGGCGGCGTGCCTCCTGGCCGTCACCACAACCGACATCGAGAGTGCCGAGCGTCACTGGCGCAAAGCCCAGCGCCTGATCAGGCTCGCCCACGGGCTCGAATGGGCTGACGGCGAGTTGCTTAAAGCCGAGACTCGACCCGAGACAGCTCGCCCTCAATCGAGCAAAGTAAATTATGGGCCCTATCGATATTCCTCCGCACCGTAGGCTCGGGCTCGATCTGGGCCGGCTGGCCGCCAACGTCGTGCGGCTCCGATCCATGGAGCATATTGCCGACCTTGATCAGCCTTGAGTGAATTTCGGCAAGCCGCTCGGTCATGTGACCGCTGTCCGAAATCAGGCTTGGCGCGGACGGGACCGCATTTGCGCTTTGGTCTGCGTAGGCCATTCTCACCTCCATTGGCGTTGAAACTCGGGAAGCACGGGGAGCGGAGTTCCGCTAAGACCAACGCTCCCCGCGCAACGAGCACAGGGCGACCGGCGAACATGAGACACCGGAAGCCCCTTGCCTCGGTTAGCGGCTAATGACCGGGAAGTCGTGACCGGCGCGTCCCCCGCATCACACACACCGAAGCCGTCTTTTGACCCTGAGAGCGCTCTGGCCCTACCAGGGCGGAATTGGGACGCCATGCAAAATTGGTGGACGTCTCTCCGCCCTGTCACGTCTGCGGCTGTCCTCGGGCCTTCCTCATCGGACCGGTCCGACACGACAGTCTGTTACCCCTCCGACCTAGCTGGTCGACGTTCACCGTGGCATATCCACGGAGGTAGTGGTCCCAACGCTAGCGGTTCTTCGCGGTGAGCATCCCAGAGTCGAAACCCCGCAGGAGTATCAAAAAGCGAATTGTTCCGCGCTGGAACAATCTGGAACAGGAGCTGTTCCGAAGACGCGTCGGACGCAATTCCGACAATGCATTACGTAGATGTCCCCCTGTTCGCTGAATCGGTCAAGGGCGCATCCACAGCTTTATCTGCGTTCACGGCACTTTACTGATCAACACCCCCTCGCCAGCCTCCAGACGCTGACTGATGTCATCGAACGCCACCTGGGCTGCGTATTCATCGCCACAGCGGATTTCGATCCTGACCACATCGAAAATGACGCTAATCGCCATCTTGGCTCGCGGCCCCTGTGCGACAACAGTGCGCTTATCTCCGTTGCTCATGCCGGCCTCCAGATTTCACCCGCGCGCCGCATCTGACCCTCCCTGCCCTTCACGTCGAGCCCAAAGTGCTCCACCAGCGCATCGAGCCCCTTGATCAGCCAGGGCAGATAGCCGGTCGGGCAGCTCTCGTCGTGGACCGCCACATGGCTCACCGCCACCGCGGCCTTGTGGTCAACGTCGAGGAGGACGCGGCAGGCCTGCAGGAACGCTCGCTTGGCAGCCAGACAGGCGCAGTCATCGACCAAGCCCATCCGGCAATCGTCAGGGACGCACCCCATACCCTTGCCGCCCCCGCCGTGCTCGCTGGTCGGAGCACCGATCGACTGCCGGTAACGCCCCACGATCACCTGGAACCGCTGGCCTGCCTCGTGCTGGTGGTCGGTGAGCACCCCGGTGAGGTTGAGCCGGCCTAGCACCGTGCACGCCTTCTCGGAGCCCCGCAGCTCCTCAGGCAACTCGGCCCGGTGCGGCTGATCCAGGCTCGCCTGCCGCCATGCCCGCTCGTGCGGCTCCAGACCCGCCATGATCGTGTCCCGGTGCTCGTCCGTTACCGGAAGCTCCACCACCCGGAGGCTCGGATTGTGCCCCTTGAACTTCCGCTTGCTCCCCGCCCTCGCCATTTCCACTGACCTCTCCTCCTCTCGGGTGGCCGGGTGGCCACTGTGTCTCGAAACTCCATCCAAAATTGCGGTCCCGCGGCGCATGCTTGCCCCTGGTCGCCTTCCAGTGCTGATCCCAGGCGGTGATTTCCTCGGAGCCGTCTTTGGCGTAGAAGCCCAATAACGGCGCGTCTTTTGGTTGATTTCCTTCGGCCTCGGCAAAGCCGTCAAAGCGGCGCTGCGACAGGAAGCGGCAGGCGTGAACAACCGGATGATCAGGCTTCGATTTCAGAAATGATTTGTAGCTGGGAAGCGCTGCACTGGCCTTGTCGCGGCTGTGTGGGTCGAGCTTGCGCCACTCCGCAAGCGCTTGTTTTTTCGACATGACTGGCGTTCGAGGGTACGGTTTCCAAAACCGAATATCGAAATCGTCCTCGACGCGCGTCGGGCCACTTCGCCCGACAATCTCTTCCTCTTTCTTAATCTGGCTTCTAGTATCTAGCTTCTGGGCTTTATCCCCCCAAGGAACCGGGGGGTTAACCCCCCCATTAACCGGAGCGATCAAATCAGGATTACCGCCCCGTTTTCCGTTTGCGATATTTTCATCATCGCGCGCCTTATCCCTCCTCATTCGTCGAGAGGTGATCGCACCATCGACCATCTCAAACACGCCGCGCCGCGTCAGTTCACCAAAGGCGCCCTCTACTTCACGCGCCGGGCGACCGACTAGGCCAGCGATATCAGCCAGTGTCGGCCGCGTGCCGTCGATCGTCAGATGGCCGTAGGGCTCACCCTCGTGCATGTAGGCGATCAGGTCGATCCAGAGCCCGCGCGCGGCCAGCGAGCACATGCGTAGACGCGGATCAGCTCGCCAGTCAGCCGGGTAGAATTTGAGCCATGGGCGCTTCATCAGTTGAGCGCCTTGTTCGGTGAGCCGTCAGCCGCCACCAGCGCCTCGGCATCCTCCTGGGTGGCGACGACGCGCGAGGTGGCCGCTATCGTCACGATCAGCGTGCCAACGTCGTTATTGTGCCAGCCGGCCTCGAACAGCACCTTGGCGGCGAGCACGAGGATTTTCGGGGCGCCGGCCCGCGTCAGGTTGGAGAGGCAGAGGTCGATTTCCTCGCTGGTCACGCGGCGCTCTCCGCTGCGAATTTCGTTGTTTCGTTGCCCCAGGACGTCCATCCCGGGCGCGCGGTGCGGGCGAACAGTTCAAGGTAGGGGCCGATCGCGTACTCCCTCATCCGGTCGTAAGCCTCATCCGGCTTGCGGCTGTGCTCGCGGACTGGCGAGAGGATGATTTCGCGGATCTTCTTGGATTCCCGTCGGCAGTTGCCGCGGCGCGCCAGCAGGCAAAACTCCGCGTTCTTGCGTGTGGTCAGCCCGAGCCCGGTATGCAGATCGCCCGCGGCGGTCGGCAGCACGCGAAGCTGATTGGGATTGTGCGACCTCTTGAGCTTGACCCAGGTGAAGCCGATCGCCGAATAGCGGAAGCCCCACGCCTTGATCAGTTCGAATGCCTGCGGGAGCGTGGGCCCGGTGGTCCATAGGAACAGGTGCGCGTCCTTGGCGGCGAGCTCGCCCACTGGCATGGCGGCTATCTCCTCCGACCCCATGACCGCGTAGTGCTTCTCGGCATCGCGCCGGGACGTCCAATTTCCGACCTGCAGCGCGGTGCGCGCGCGGAAATGCCAGGGCGGATCCGCAGAGATCAGCTTGAAATGCCCGCGCGGGAGGCCGGAGAACGGATCGGTCATGCGACCTCCGCATCGAACAGCGAGGCGCTCTCGTTTTCGGCCTCAGCGAGATACTTGGCGGGCTGCTCTGGTTTCCCGACCCAAGACAGGCGATGCACCTCGATCGGCCCTCGGTATGAGCGATCCCATACGAACCACGCGAACGCCATGCCGCTATTCGATTTGCGCCCTTCCCAGCCGGCGCGGTGCATCATCGGCAGGCGCTTGCGGAACAGATGCACGCGGGCGAGGTGGCCGTTATCGAGGATCGGCGTGCGCCGGTCACTCTCCAGGAATGCGAGTCGCAGCAGCATGATGACGCGCGGGCACATATCGAGAGCGTGCGCCACAAATTCGTTGGCGATCTTGAAGGGCGGATTTGTGACGATCGCCTCAACATCGATTCGCGTCTGCCGCTCCATCAGAAAGTCAATGCGGCCTTGCGAGTTCGGACAGCCGTAATCGACAAGATCGGTCGCCCACACCGTATGGCCGGCGCGACGTAGGATCTTCACGATGCGCCCCGGCCCGCAGGCCGGCTCCCAAATGTGATGCGGAAGCGATTCGACGCGCAGCAATGCCTCGGTTGCGACATCGGGCGTCTCATAAAGGTCGTCCTTGCGATCGGACAGCGGTGAGCGCTGGACCTGACAGGAGTGATCGAGCATCAAGCCCTCGCCTTGGCTTGGTGGTCGATAACGTAGACGTGCTCGTACTTCGGGACGCGGGATTTCCGCTTCTGCCCTCGCACCGCCTCAGCCATTTGCTCGGGATTTGTTTCAACCCCCAGCAATTCAAATTCAGCGATTCCAGAGCGCTCGCGCACCATGATCGAATAGCGCTTCGGGCGCTTGCCGGCGCAGAGCGCGCGATAGTCGTCCAGCGTCGTCATGCGATGACGGCCCTATCGAGGGCGAGCAGGGCACGCTGCACCGCCGGGCTATCTTCGATGATGAAAGTCAGTCGCCCGCACGGGCGAGTAACCTCCGCAAGAAACAGCCGGATCGCCTCGTGCGCATCGGTCTCAAGCTCCTCGATCCGGCCCTCAAGCCCCTCGATTTCCGATTTCGCCTCATCCAATTGGTTCTGCGCCAAATAAAGCTCTTCCTGCAGCTTCGCGCGTTGAATTTCGAGGCGGCTCGGTACGATCTTGCTCATGCCAGCGCTCCCAATGCAGGGTCAGCGCCGATCGCGAGATCGCGGATGGCGGCAACATCGTCCGATAGCCGTTCGTCCGATTGGATCAGCCGCTCGATCTTCCGCACGCCATGCAGGATGGTGGTGTGATCGCGGCCATCCAGGAATCTGCCGATTCCCGGAAACGTGTAGGTCGTGAGCCGGTAGGCGAGGTACATCACGATATGGCGCACGCGGACCAGATCGGCGCGGTGGCGATGCGAGATGATGTCGGCAGCGCTGTAGCCGGAATGCCGGGACGCGGCGCGGACAATCGTGGCGACCGGATTGAGGCCCTTCACGAGTGGCGGTGGAGCGATTGGATCAGGCTCGGGAGGGATCGGCTCAGGCTCAGGCGGCGGCGCAATGAACCTCGTCAGAAGCGCCACGGGCGCACGGGAGGCGTGAAACATCAACAATCGGGCAAGCAGTCGGTCGCAGCGGAAAGCGTCGGGGTCGCGGTAGCTGTCTATCCCCGCCCCTTCTGCATCCGCGCATAGACCTGCAGGAGATTGTATCCCGTCACGAAATTCGGCTGCTTCGCATCCGGGTAACCGTTGATGAACTTGCGTATCCATTCCGGTGATGCCCCTGTTAGTTGCGCCACCCGCTCGTAAGCCAGCATGCGGGAGCGTGTTGTTGCTTCCTCCCGATCAACCAAAGCGACGGCCGCTCGCCGCGCCTCTTCGATCAGTGTCGAAGATCGGACAAAATCGCTTTCCACAACGCGCCCCTCCTGTGCCACAAACGCCGGCACAGGAGGGCGCGTGCTACGCAACGCACACAACGATCTCACCTTGGTAACCCCAGCCCAGAACGGCCGTGTCAGGCGGCCGGATACGCAGACGCAACTACCAGCGCGACCAAACTACAAAGATCGCGATGCCCCAAAAGATCGGAACGAAAAGCCAGATCAGGCCCACGGCGGCCGGTAACGGGCGGCGAGCCCGCGCCGCCGCCCCCCACAAACGAGGGGTCAACCCATTGTTATCGCCCATCAAAATTTGACTTCCGTCGCGCTCATGACACACTGGTATCCAGTTGTGCTTCGGGAGGACGTGATGGGTATAGTTGTACGGGTACATCCGAAGTCACTCCGCATCCGCAGGCGCTTCAAAAAACCACCGATCGTTCCAATCAAGCCCGCGATCGATGGCATCGGCCCGAATGTGGTCAAGCTCATCGCGGCTCGGCTCGAGCTGGCCGGCCTCCCACTTGGAGACGGTCCCTTGCGACACGCCCGCAATCTTCGCCATCTCAGCCTGGGAAAGGCCAAGGATCGTCTTGCGAACGTGAAGCATCGGGGTCATGACCCGACATTATTCGAAAACGAATTTATTCGTCAAGGCATTTTATTCGAAAAATCATCGCGGCCTCCCGTACCCTCTCTTTGGGAGAGGTCGATGACCGTTAGCCAGATCGTTGCTCAAATCATTGAATTAACTGAGCTAAACCAGCAGCGGTTTGCCAGGAAAATAGGCGTCGCCCAAAGCACGGTCTCCAAGTGGATCAGCGAAGGTCATACGCCGAACAAGTCCCAGTGGGATGCCGTTCTCGGCTTTATGGCCAAGGAGCCAAGGGTTGCCCACCTTCTTGAGGCCGCTCGTGGCCCCGACGCCCCTGACATGGATCCTGACTTTCTAGCATCGTGGCGGAAGCTGACGCCGCATCAGCGGCTTAAAATCGTCGAGCTCGTCAAGGGGCTCTCAGCAGAAAAAGCCGCATAATGCGGCGGGCAGCAGCGCTGGCGACCACACTGCTGCTCGCCGGCTGCGCTACCGGTCCGACCTGGTGGCGAATCGATGGGACGGCACCCGACCCGCAACAGGGCCAGATCGACATCGCGACCTGCCACGCCATGGCCATGAACGCGGCCAACGGCATCCCTATGCCCGCCCCGGCCTCCAGGGTCACCGTCGATAACAGTGTCACGGTGAACAGTCCCGGCTCGACCATGCCGCCACCGCCCTCCCCAGGGCAGTGGCAGGGCCCGGAAATGGACTTCTCTGGCATGGCGGGGATCGGGGCCAACCTGCGGCGCCGGCAGACCCACGACGCCTACATGGACGCCTGCATGGCCCAGCGCGGCTACCGAGCCCAGTAAAAAAATATTATTCGTTAACGAATTTTCGGCTTGACTATTATTCGTTTTGGAATAATCTCTCCGCATCGAAACCGGAGAGACGCCATGACCCGCCGCCCCGCCAAGCAAGACTGGACAGTCGGCTCGATCGTCAAGGTCGGCTTCCTGAGCCTCAAGGTCCTCGCGAAGGTAGCCACCCCCGGCAATTGGCTGCCCGACCAGTACGCGCTCGCCAGCGTGGACGGCAGCCGCTTCTACAAGTTCGTGCCGCACAACGGGATCGAGCGCTGCGACAGCCTCGCCCAGGCGATGGCGTGGTGAGCGCCATGCCCATCAACCCCACCACGATCGAAGAGGCGCACGCCCTCCTCGTCTCCGCGATCATGCGCGACCAGCCGCGGGCCCTGCGCGCTCTGTGCTCGCCCGACGCCCAGGATGCGCGCGTCGAGCACCTCCTCAACACGATCGAGGCCGTCCGCGCCTACATGGCCTTCGCGATCGAGGACACGGCGGCGCACCTCGGCGTGCCCCGCAACATCGCGGTGAGCTTCGACAACCACCTCGACGACGCCGTCAATGACCTCGATGGCGAGTTCACCAACGCGATGGAGGATGCGTGATGACCGAGCACACACCGGGGCCGTGGGTCCGTAGCCCTAAAGCCTACGATACTGAGGATTGGTCACCGACGCGCGCCGATGCGGAATGGATAGTGCTCGGCAGCGAGCGCGAGGACCTCCCAGTCGCGATCATATGCGGCGACTACATTGTCGACGACAGCGCGCGGCTAGAGGCCAACGCCCGCCTGATCACCGCCGCGCCCGACATGCTCGCCGCGCTCAAGGAAGCGCGCGGCCTCTTAGATGGCATCCTGTACCCGGAATGTTTCGCTCAGATTTGCGCAGCAATCGCCAAAGCGGAGGGCCAGTCATGATGCCGCATCGATACGAAGCGATCCGCACCCGCCCGATCCCGCCGATCCGCATTTCAATGATCCCAGACGGCATGCCCGGCCGCACCGACATGATCTGCGCGCTCGTGCTCGCCGTCATCATCGGCTTCGTGATTTTACTCTGAAAGGTGAGAACTATGGCAACGCAACCCTACAAAGACGCATTCGGCAAGCGGCTCCCTTCCGTCACCACGATCCTGTCACGGTTCAAGGAATCCGGCGGCCTGCTGCACTGGGCAAACGCCCAAGGGCTGGAGGGCAAGACCCTCGACGACGCCCGCAAGGAGGTCGCGACCCCGGGCACGATCGCGCACGAGATGATCGAGGCACACCTGCGCGGCGCGATCGGCGACGACGCCAGCAAGCTCGTCGGTTGGAAGAATTACGACCAGAAGCTGGTTGATGTCGCCAAGCAATCGTTCGCTGCGGCTATGACCTGGAAGCGTATGTCGCGCCTGCAATTCGACTACACCGAAGTGCCGCTGGTCAGCAAACAGCATGCCTTCGGCGGCACGCTCGACGTGATCGGCCATATGGAGGGCAACGAGCAAACGCTGGTCCTGGCCGACTGGAAGTGCGCCAATTCAGTCTATGCCGACTACCTCTACCAGATGGCCGCCTACAAGCTGCTCTGGGAGGAGAATTACCCGCAGCACAAGATCACGGGCGGTTTCCACCTCTGCCGCTTCGCCAAGGAGCAGGGTGACTTTTCGCACCATCATTTTCCGAACCTCGACGAGGAGGCCAAGACCTTCCTCGCCATGCGCGATCTCTACGACCGCGTGAAGCTGTCCGAGAAGCGCGTGCGCTGATCAACCAATCAAACCAAAGAGGCAAGGCTATGGCGAAGCAGGCAACGGCGACCGCAGAGCGGGTCGAGCAGAAGATCGAGGAGGCCCCGGCAACGCAGCTGCCGGCGGTGCGCGACAACGTGACCCCGCTGCCGCGCGCCGTCGCGGCCCCGACCTACCCGCCCAAGATCGCCAAGGCGATCATCGCGGTGACACAGAAGATCGGCCACGTCGCGAAGGACGGGACCAACACGTTCCAGAACTACAAATATCCGAAATGGGAAGACGTGAACGAGAAGCTCTCTCCGCTGCTCGCGGAGCACGGCCTCATCATCGTGCAGAGCGAGGTGCGCCGCGACCTGCTCGAAAGCAGCATGGAGCACGGCAGCGTGCTCGCCATCGTCTACCGCTTCACCATCGTCAACGATGATGGCGATGCGTGGCCTGAGATCGAGTGGACCGCGCTCGCCCGGCTGCGCAGCGAGAAGGGTGTCAGCGACGACAAGGCCGCCGCCAAGTGCCACACCCAAGGCGAGAAATATTTTTCGCTGAAAATGTTCAAGGTCAGGATCGGGGACGAGAAACTCGACAGCGATGCCGATGACGGCACCGGCAAGGTGAGTGCGACTGCGGAACCGGAAGCCGCCGAGGAGCCTCACCTCGTCACCGTCAGCAAGGGAGGTGCCAAGGCGTGGGCGCAGAAGTACATGGGCGCGATCCGGCGCGCGCGGTCGGCCGACGAGCTGATGGATTGGATGGTTCAGAACACGGATCAGCTCAAGAAGCTCGAAACCGCCGACGATGCGTTGTCGAAGAAGGTAAGCGAAGCAACCAAGCTTCGATTCGGCGAACTGCCGCCGGTCGATGAGGCCGCCAAGCCCGCCGCGCCCGAGGGTAAGCCGCTACCGCCGCGCGTCGATCAGAAGGCCGCGCAGCAAAAGCCCGTCGAGCCGCCCAAGGACGACATCGCCCAGGCGCTCGACAACGCCGCCGCCAAGCAACAAGACCCGATGGCGATCCCCGACAACCTAAAGCGCATGGGGAACGTCGAGATTCAGCAGTGGTTGGACAAGCTGCACGACGACCTGGAGGCTGCTCCGACGCAACAGACGGCCCTCGATGTCCAGATGCAGAACCTCACCACCGACATGCAGCGCAAGGTCACACCCGCGGCCTGGGCTGAGGCGGTCAAGAAGGTGCGGGCCCGCGCCCAATATCTGCTCGATCATCCGACCAAGCAGGCATTCGACGCCGAGAAATGGCTGGCGCCGAATGGTGACCTGGAGACGGCGCTTGCTGCCTGCGAAGCGCTGGAGCAGCTCGACGAGGTGAAGGACAAGACGCTGATCCCGTCGAAGGACAGCCTCACCACCGATCAGTGGAAGCGCGCGGTGAAGCTCTACCGCTCGCACCTGGGCCGCATCGACCCGGAGGCGATTTAGGCAATGACTGAGGCGATCTTCAAAAAGCGCAAGGCGGGGCACAGGCTCGAGGTCGGCCTGTTCCCCTGTGACGAGGAGGGCGGCCAGCTCCTCTTCAAAATCCCCGACATGCGCGATGTCGAGGTTGACATAACGGTGCGCCGGAACCCGCGCCATCACCGGCTGTTCTTCGCCATTTGCAAGTTCGTCCAGATGCATTGCGAGCTGTTCAGCGACGCATCGGTGGACGAAATCAAGGACGCGCTGAAGCTCGCAACCGGCCTGGTCAAGCGCTACGTGAGCACCGAGACGGCACAGACCTACTACGTGATGAAGTCCATCAGCTTTTCGGCCATGGACCAAACTGCATTCGGTGAGTTCTATCAGAACGCCGTCGATGTGGTCTGCAAGCGCTGGATGCCGCCCGGGACGCTCCCCGCCGATGTCCACAATGAACTGATCGCCATGGTGGACGGGCCGCATGCGCTCGACGAGAGGCGCACGGCATGAGCAAATTCAACGCCGCCCTTTACCCGGATCGCGCTGGCTTCAAGGAACACGAAACATCGCTCGACGCGGCCCGCAAGATCAATGTAGAGCACCTTCGCGGCGAGGTGCTGTTTACGCTGATGGCGCGCCCGCAGACTGCGGACGAGGTCGCCGGCAACATCGGCCGTGACGTTCTCGCGGTGCGCCCGCGCCTGAGCGAACTGCGCAAGCAAGGAAAGATCGAGCCGACCGGCGAGCGCCGGAAGAACGAGAGCGGCATGTCGGCGCATGTGTGGATGGTCAAGCGATGAGCGCCGCCGGGCGAGTGTCACCAATAGCCGCGCCGGGATCGCTGATGAAGCAGGGGAAGGGCGAGCGGGAGCGCAAGCGCAAGCCCGCGCGCAAGGCTCAGAAGCCCGACAAGGACTATCTGGCGCTCGTGAGAAGGTGCCCGTGCATCTCGTGCGATACCGACCCATGCCGGGAGGCCGCGCATGTGCGCATGTGCGCTCCCGACAAGCCGATGCCGGGGATGGGGGCCAAGTCTGACGATCAGTGGGCGTTGCCACTGTGTCACCCGTGCCACATGAAGCAGCACGCCATGGGTGAAAAGCCGTTCTGGGAGGGCCTGGGGCTCAACCCGCTCGCGATCTGCGTCAAGCTATGGTGCGGGCGCCACAGCCTGCAGGCCATGCGCGCCGTGGTCTTTGCGGAGAGGGAGAGGCGGAAGTGACCGACGACGACCCGATCACGCTGCAAGAGGCTTGCGGGCTCTACCCGCAGGCTTCCTTCAAGGTCGCCACCTTGAAGGCGGCGGCGGCGAAGGGCATCCTGCATATCTTCGCGCTCGGTCGTCGCTATCACACGACCAGGGCAGCAATGGATTCATGGGTGAGACAATGCCAAGACGCCGCAAGGGGCCGCGGCTCTATCTCGATCCGAGACGGAAGCAATGGGTTATCCGAGACGGAGCGAGCTTCGCGCGCACGGGCATCGGTGAATCTGATGCTCGAGCAGCTGAAAGGTGGCTCGCCCAATACATCGATCAAAAGCACGGGCCGGCGCCGAGCCGCGACCCGCTGATCAACGAAGTCCTGTCCGCCTACGGGACAGAAGTTGCCAAGCACCGCCGAACGGCGAAAAACATCGCCTACAATATCGGGAGCCTCGTGGCTTGGTGGGGGGAGAAGCGCGCGTCCGAGGTGACCGAGCGCGCCTGCCGGGCCTATGCAGCCACCAAGACCGGCCCCGCGGCGGCGCAGGATCTGAAAACCCTTCAGGCAGCGCTGCGCCATTGGCACAAAGAGCACGGGCCGCTGGCGAGCGAGCCGAAGGCATGGAAACCGGAGGGGGGAGGCGCGCGCGAGCGCTGGCTGACCGTCTCTGAGGCCGCGCGGCTGCTCTGGGCGGCTCGGCGCGTCCCGCGGCTCGCCCGGATGATCCTGATCGGGCTGAGGACCGGATCGAGGCCTGGCGTCGTCAGGGCTCTGCAATGGTCGTGGCTCGATCTTGACCGAGGCCTGATGTACCGCCGAGCGCCGGGGGCGGTCGATGCGGGCAACAAGCGCTCGCCGCCCGTTCGACTTGGGCGGAAGATCATCGGCCACCTGAAGCGATGGAAGCGGATCGACGGCGACCGCTGCCCGTGGGTGGTCCACTACGACGGAGCTCCGGTCGATGACCCGCACACGTCATGGGCGCGCGCGGTAACCAAGGCGGGCCTCCCGGGCGTCACCCCGCACGTCCTGCGGCACACGCGGGCTACCTGGCTGATGCACGCCGGCATCGACCCATGGAAGGCGGCGGGGAGCCTGGGGATGTCGCTGCGCACCCTGCTGAGGGTCTATGGCCACCACCACCATGACCACCACGGCGGCGCGGAGGACGTTTAACTGTGCCGTTTCTGTGCCAATTGGCAGCTAACCTATTGATGTATCGAAACCGGCCATCTTCCAGGCCAAAAGGCAGCTTATGCCTAAGTCAATGATTTTGCGAGCGTTCACGTTTAGAATACATCAAGAACCTTGCGCGAACATGAAGGGGTTTCTGTGCCAAAACTGTGCCATCACGGCTTCAGGTGGAAATATCCCGCCAGCGCCGCCAGCGCCGCCCCGATCGAGCCCGTCACGATGACGGTGACAGCGGTCATCATGGCGCGCGACCCGACCCGCTCGACCGAGATCCGCCAGCGCCGCAGATGGGCCAGATCGGCCCGCAGCTCCTCGCGCCCCTCCCGGTCCTCCAGCTCAAAGCCGAGCGCGGCGAGCGTCTCGTACACGGCCTCACGAGACGAGCGCCGCACGATGGCGTCGATGTCGTCAATGGTGATGTCCATCCCCGGTAAACGCCTGAAGTGCCGGGGGTGTTCCCCTTGACCGTTCTCAGACATCCAATCTCCCTTCCACGCGCAAAAAGGCCGCCGGGGCTCGAGACCCCGGCGGCCGTCCCCCCGTCGATCAGATCACCATTTCAGCGCGACACCGGCCAGATAGGTGGTGCCGACGCTGCCGCACGCCTGCTCGGCCGGCAGACCATTGCCGACGCAGACGCCCTTCTGCGGGAACTTGGTCATCGCGAACACGTCGACCTCCGATCCGCTCGTCAGCTGTCCGAGAGCGCCGATGCCGATGCCCGGCGAGACGCGCCAGTCCCGGTTGGTCGCCGTCCCAAAGTCGATCGAGACATCTTCCTCCGTCAGCGAGCCGAACAGATACGGCTTGATGTTGCTCGCCACCTGACCATTGGGCAGCGGCGGGAACGGAGGCACGCTCAGATTGAGCGTCGGGAACAGCGCGGCAATTTCACTGAGCGGCGCGCCGACCATGGCGCGTTGCGTGAACGTCGCTGGGCCGGTCAAGCTGAAGCCCTGCGACGCGCCGTTGAAGTTGGTCCACCCGAACCACCCCTCGACCGCGGCAAAGTATGGCGAGTTCGGCGCATTCCAGACATAGCCGACGATGCCGGCCACGCCGATCTCGTTTGATACCAGGCTGTTGCCGTTGACGCCAGGAACGGACGCCGAGACGGTTCCGCCCCCCCCAAGCGTGCCGACGCCGAAGTAAAACCCACTGGTCGCCGGATACGCGAAGCTCGCCGGCGCCTTGAGCGCGGGCGGCGCGAGGTTGGCCGCGAAGCTTGGCGAACTCATCACGAGCAGCCAGAGCAGCAAAGCCGCCTTCACCGCGCCGCCGGTGACATTGCCGTCTTTGGCCACCAGCAGGCCGACGCCGGCCGCAATCGCAGCGCCGGGAGGCATCGAAAACCCGGTGATCGTCACGCCCGTCAGGAGCTCGAACAGCGCAGCCCCGATCATGATTGCGCCGGCCGAGCTGGTCTTCCAGTTGGTCAGGATGTAGTTCATAGCTTACCTCTCATTTTAGGACGTTGATGAAGCCGCCGAATATGTTCAGTAACATCGCGGGCGAGACGGCATGCGCGAGCGACGGGATTGGGAACGGAAGGCCACCGCCAGCGCGCGCGGTCATGGTGGCGAACGCAGAGCAGATCAGGTGCTTGGGCTGGTCGGCATGGATGAACGGCAGCGCAAAATCGACGATTGCCGCGAAATCATAGGGTGAGCCGATCCTGCTGACCGCGTACTGGCGCGCGGCCACCTCGTCTTGCATCGGCACCTCGACGAACAGCTCACTCTTGCCGTAGCCAGGGACATCGATCACCACGGCGGCGTCGTAACCGATCGGGCGCAGCATCACGCCGCCGTCCGCATGCGCGCCGAGATAGCCATTCGAATCGAGGAGCGGCTCCCAGCCCTCCACCACCATCTCAACATGCGAAGGCGTGAACGGCCGGCAGGGAGGCCCGTTGAGGCGGATCAGCGCCGAGATTTCGGCGTTTCCGGTGACGAAGCGGAATCTCATTTGCACGCCTCATTGAGCTTAAGCGCGAGCACGATCAGCCCGCCGATGATGAGTGATGGGAATACGATCAGCGCCACAATATCCCCGGCGAATGACCACGGCCGGTACATCTGATCGTAGGTCGGGGCCGAGAGCCAAAGGCCCAAGACGCCGATGACGATCGAAGCGAGGGCGCGCATCATGCCGTCACCCCCTGAAATTGGATGGACGGATCGAGCGCCATCATGCGGGAAATGATCGGCGCGCAGCCTTCCTGCACATCGACGGCGCTGGCCCGGTAGACGTGATCGGCGATGAATTTGCCGCTGACGTATTGATTGGTGCCGCTCCAGACGTAGGCCGAAGGCACGCCGCGGGCGGCATAGCCGAGCCCGTTGTATTCCTCCAGGATCGTCAAGAGGCCGCCGATCGACCAATCGCGCCACCGCGCCGCGTAGGGTGCGCAGTTGATCAGCGCATCGAGCGCGCAGCGGGTCCATGCGTCGTTCTCGGGCGTGTCGCTCGGATGCGACAGGAACGGCCCGCGACCGGCGGGATCGTTGTGCGACACCAGGTCTAGCCGATCGCCCTGGCCGAGTTGGCGGTCCCATCGAGGCGGGCCGCCATACTCACGCTCGGACACCACCGCGGTGAAGTACCAGGGCACGAACAGCCCGACCTGGCGCAGACGATCGGTCACGCCAATGTAGCGCAGCTTGGCTGCACCGAGCCGCTTGGCGGTCGCGTCGAAGGCGGCGAGCCGATCCGGGTGGATCGTCATCGCCTTCCATCGATTGGCGTTGGCCGCGATCAGGGCCGTGATGTTGGTCATCTGCGATCAGTTTCTGTATGAGAGGCTCAAGGTTCCGCCGATAAAAGAACCCGTTGCGCCGAAGAGATTGGCGTTCGTCCCGTCCCCTTGCTCCATCGCGGAAAACTGATGAGCCCCGATCGCAAGAGCGTTGTGGTTCATGACGAGGTTGGGAGTCCCGGCCACGCCGCTGCTCACGGCGCCGTTGACCACCCCGGAAGGGCCTTGGTCGACGGATCCGTCGAAATAGACCAAGATGTTTCCAAAAGCCGACGCGGCCCCGACCGTAACTATCCTCTGATAGTACGTACTCAGAACCGGGTCCTCTCTGAGCCCAATTAGAAACGTGATCGAATTGCCCGTGTTGTTGTTGGCAGCGCGAACGGTTCCGCTCGTATAGGTGTACTGTGCCGTGAAATCGATGACGTTGGTGCCGCCCCCCACCCTGTTGTAGTTGTTCCACACTCCTAAGCTCGGGGCGGGCGAGTTCCCACTACCGAGGATGAAGTCAACTGTCCCGGAGCTATTGGTCAGGATCGAACCGACGTAAAGCCCGAACCCGGCCGCGGGACCGTTGGCGATGGCGACGTTGTTGACGTACGCCCCGTTAGTACGAACGAGCGCAGGGGCCGTTCCGCGACCTGATGCCAGCGCTCCCAGGAAAGAGGCGCCCAAACCTTCTACGGCCGTAATCGTTCCAGTTGCCGCCCCACCGGCGTTGATGGCCGTGCCGCCAGGGGTGGCAGCAAGGGTATAAGTGTTGGCGGTGAAGCCAGCGGCTACGATGTAGTAGGTCGTGTTGGCCGTGAAGTTGGGAGAGAGGGAACCGCCGGTGACCGTCAGGCGTACCGGCATCCCGATCGCGAGAAGGTGCCCGGTGTGAGTGAACACCGCCGGGCTGGCGTTCGTGTTCGTCACGGTGGCCGTCTGCTGCCACATATCACCGCGGGTCAGGGTGGGCGTGCCGGCGTTGTTCCAGATGAACAGATCGTAGACGGCGTTGTCTGCGGCAGCGAACGGCCCAGCATTGCCCGTCGCACTATTGGCGAGAACGTTCGAGAGCTCAGAAAAGGTCGTGGGGACAAAAATGCTCCCATTCCACAAGGAAGCCTGATTGCCCAGATAGGGCGTGTAGTAAACCGTCGCGGCGCCGGCAACACCGCCGCCAGTATCGCGCGTGATGACTGGGACGGCGGTCAGCGCCGTCAGGCGCCCTTGTGGAGCCGACACCGGCGGGTAGAGCCCGTTGAAGGTCTGCGTATGGCCATTGACAAAAAAGCCGCCCAAGAGGGCGGCGGCAAGACCAAGAGCGGCGAGAGTTTTCATTCGATTGCCCACCCTACATTGGTTCCGTCGTTGAACGGGACGAGCGTCACGCCTTGGCGGTTGGCCTTGAGGACCAAGGTTGCCGCTCCGTCGATCGTCTCTGCCGCGAATGGTGTGATCGTGAGGTTGTTGACGCCGAACTGCGCCCCCACGTCCTTGAAGGTCAGCGGAACCCCAGCCCGCGACACGGCGGTCGGAAGCGCGCACGCTGCCGGTGCGGCAATGTTGCAGTTTAGGATTTGATCGTTGCTTGCGATGACGATGGGCGAGGCGATGACAGATCTCTGGACACGCGCAGCCAACGCGGCCGCGAGCGACATCCTGAAGTAGGACTGCGCAACCGCGTCATAGACGAGCAGGTAATCGGTCGGGTAGTTGCCGATCGGCGGGGTCTGGGCGGCAAGCCCCGCGATCGTGAAGCCGATCGTCCATACCCCGTTCAGCTTCGTGACGGTGATCGGCGCGGCGCCGGTGACCAGCGCCGGGAACGGGAAGCGCGCGCTGACGCGTATATTCGCTGGCATCGCCATTAGTTGGTCACTCCACCGTAGACGACCTGGAGGCGGTCCAGGTACAGCTGGCGCGTTTCGGTGCCGTCTGTGCAACTCATTGCGATCAGGTACGTCTGCGGCGCCCGTAGTGTTTTCACCAGCTTTTCGGGGATGAAAACCCGCAAGACGCCGATGTCGACGATCGTGATGGTGCCGGTGCTGACATTGTCGCCGGTGAGCGAGGCTGTAAGGATCGGCGCTAGGGTGTCAATGGTGGTGCCGTTGTAGTAGGGTAGATAGCCGTCGAGCGTGTCGCGCGGGCCGGCGTCCCTGATCTCGAACTGGAACGCCCAGCCCAGCGCAACCATGTCGATGGGCTGTCCGTTGTCGTCGTCGTTCACCGATAGCGTGAGGGGGAGATCCTCACGATTGCTGATGCGGTGCGGGTCTTGCATGATCAGAGCTTCATATGCCAGGTGCCGAGCACGAATGGCGGCATGGCGTTGATCTGCGCCCCGGAGCCGAATGCGACCGGGCTGATCGAGCCGGTTGGCGTGATCGTGCTGACCGAGCCGGCTGGGGTGACGGTTACCGTGGGCTGCGTTGGATTGCCGTATGTCGTGCCGCCACTCGTGCCTGATTGAAACGAGCCGGTTTGCATGATTTGGGTCTGATTTAGGCTCCACGTCTGCTGCGTCCCAGCGAACGTCGGCGTAACAGCATTGCCCGTGAATGACGGGGTGATCGAGGTGACCGGCAACTGTGCCTGCGTTATGGTCTGCGCCCCGATGCCCCCAAGCGATCCAGGCTGAGTTGCATTGCCGAGAAAGAAGAGCGAATTGGCCAAGCGATTGGAGTTCACGCTGCCCATGTCGGCTAAACCGAACGGAGAGCGAGCGCGAAAATCTGGCGTAGAAATCTGTTTGTTTCCGCTGAAATCTGCCAGAGCACTGGCGCCACGTCCGCCTATGACCGGGCAGAACGTATCGAGGCAATTGTTCCAGATGTAGATGAACAGGTTTTGCGTGTCGGCGTTCGCCCGTCCGGTCGCGCCCGAAACAGCGCTTCCAATCGTCAGGCCATTGGCCTTGACCCACCCGGAGAGCGTTTCCCCTGTCGCGCGGAACTTGATGTCACCAGTGGAAGCAATCGCACTAGGATCGACCGCCCCACCACCTCCTCCCCCACCGGACGGACCGACCACCAGCATCGACGGATAGTCGAAAATCTGTAGCCCGGTGCTGTCGGTCAGCGTGACATGGACCGATCCGTTGGCCAGATAGAACATCGGGATGCGGCCGTAGGCATCGCTGAGCAGCGGCCACGGCTGGACGTTCGCGAGCCCGGTGTCCTTGAAGCTGTCCTGTCTGGTCGCGGTGGTGCCGACCTGATAGACGTAGAGCTGGGCGCCGACGATCGGTCTGCCGTTCTGGTCAACCACGGTCTGCAGCGCGATCGGGACCGTGCCTTGCGCCTTGACCTGGGGCGGCGATAGGAGTAGGGCCGCGAGGATCAGGAGGCCGCGCATGCTATTGGACAATACTGTCATACAGGTTGTCTTTCTGTCCGTGGTGCTCTTCACCATCGCCCTCGCCAAGGAGCTTCTGCACGCCAGTTATCGCCGCTGCCGCAGCGCTGCGGCCGCCGACGTCGCGCGTGGTGACGACGGCGATGGCGTCCGAAACCCGCCGAAACGCATTGAATATCGTCGGATTGGTCCTGATCGATTGAATGGCCCGCAGCACTACCTGCGGATCGGGCGAGGCGAGCATCTCCCCGACCCGCCGCGCAACGTCTTCGTCGATCTTGGCGGCGCCCTTCATCAGGGCGGCGTGCGCGAGCCCCCCGCCGACCATCAGCGCGAGGAACTTCTTGGGCTCGACATCGCCCTCTTTGAGGGCCTCGAGCGAGGCGACCGCCCCACCGGCAACGGCGCCCTCCCCGAGCTTTCGCGCAGTGTCGGAGCCGCTGAGTATTTCACGCGACCGCTGGATCACCCCTTCGTAGCGCAGGAGTGCTTCCAACTCATCAGCGCCATCATTTCCCAGCACGGCGCGGATGCGTTGCCGGGCCGGGATCGAGCTGATGAACGCCTGCTTGATCGCGCTCATCGTCGAGCCGACATCGCCGGCCCGCGAGAGGTTCTCCAGCTTTCCGGCCAGCTCGGCCGAGAAAGCGCGGGCGGCGATCTCGCGATCGAACGGACTGAGCTTCGCCAGCGCTGCCTCGACTTCCTTCGCCGGCCGCGTTGAGGTCACTAGCTCCTTGCCGAGTTCGTGCGCTTCCTTCGATTGAAAGCCCTGCAATGCGACGGCACGGGCCTGCCCGTATTCCGGCACGGCCTTGTCGAGTTCGGTTTTCAGGTCGCGCGCAAGATCGTTGTAGAGCTTCGCCTTTTGGCTCCCGATCGGCGCCGCCCTCGCCTCGTCCTGCAGCTCGCGGGCGGCATAGTCCCAGAACTGGATATTCGGATAGACCGGAGTTTTCCCGCCCGTCGATTTGACGAGGCCGCCATTGCCGATCTTGAACGGCGGGTTCATCGCGCCGTACCCGTCGCGCACCGCCCAATTTCGCCACTTCGTTTGAGCGCTCCTGAGCGCGCTCTCGACGGCCGGCGCGCCCGTCAAGCGCTCAAGCTCAGGCGTCCAAATCTGCCGATCGCCCGCCGCATAGGCCGCCTTATAAGCTGGCGCATTGGCCTTGCGGCTCATCTGCGTCAGCGCCTCTTCGTCCAGGTGCGCGTAGGGACGCCCGCGCAGGTTCCTGATGCGCTGACCGACCCGATAGCCTTGCGAGGCCGCGCGCGGCTGGATCACGTCCTGCAGCGCAGTCTTGGCGCCACGGGAAGCGAACGCCGCCGACTGCGCCAATCCCCTGGTCTGCTCGCCGCCAAGATCGAGGACATGGGGCGGATTGCCGGCGGCGACACCCGCCTTGAGCTCGTCCGTGGTGAAAGGCGCACGGCCGCCGTTGCGCTGCATGTCGGTGGTGAGCGCGGTCGAAACCCTCGCTCCGACTTCCCGATCCGGGTTCGTCTTGCCGCGGACCGTGCTCATGACCTTCTTGGCGGCTTGGCCGGCGGTTTCGACCACCGCTCCACCGACACCACCCAGGACCGCGCCAGCGGCGCCGCCGGCTGCGGCATCCTTGGCCACCTGACCGGGGCTGTTGCCTTCGCTGATCGAGCTGCCGCCGCCGTAGGCCGCGCCGCCGAGAGCCGCCCGGCCCGCGGCGCCAAGAATGCGCGCGCCCGTCCCGCCGGCGGCCGCCGGGCCGCCCGCGACACCTCCCGCCAGCATGGCGGCGAGTTGGCCGCCCAGGAAGGCGATCGGGTGCTGGTCCTTGGCGAGATCCTGATCCTCCAGCGCCGCCTTGCGGCCGCGATCGTAAGCATCCTTCGCCACCGGATCGCCCTGCCAGGCCTTGAGCGCGCCCGTCAGTGACCGGCCGATCATGCCTTCCGGCATGGCGGCGTCGATCTCGTTCTGCTGGTCCTCCTCGCC